AGGATTGCTTGAATCTGGGGCGCGACCGCCACGGCTATGGCGGTCAGCGCGGCAATGATTGTTGGTAACAGGGCCTTCATCGGGTTCTCCTATTTATGGTCCGTTCGATCCCCACGTTGCCTGCCATGAGGTCGCACCAGCGCTGAAGCGCTGGAAGGTGATGATCTTCGTCGAGCGCGTGTCGAAGTCATCATCGTAGTCGGCATCAATCGGGTGGCGATCGAAGAATTTCAGTTGGTGCATTTCCTTGTCCGGCACCGCGTACCAGGCCGATTGGCTGGTCAGGTAGTGGCAGACTTGAAACTTCAGGTCTTCACCGAGGAGCGAGTTGAGTTCGTTGTTGGCGGTGTAGGGCTTGCCCGGAGATCCGAGGATCTCGCGCGCGGTAAATTTGAGTTCGGGTGGGATCAGGATGGTCGAGGGCTTGCAGCGGATCGGGATACCCTGGCTATCCGGCATACGTTCGAACTGATTGATCATCACCTGGATGGCGGTGAAGGACAGGTCGAGGTCCGGGCTGGGGCGGTTCGGGTAGGTGCCCGAAGCGAAGATGACGTTCGAGACGCCCGGCGCGATGTTCGTCGCCTGCGTGCCGCCCAGCAATGGGTGCTGGGTGTTAAAGAGGGAAACGCCGTCGGCGGTCGTCAGCGTGCTGAACCCAAGGTTCAGGACGTTGAACGCAACCTGTTCGCGGATGAACATAGCCGACCGAGCGTGAGACTTCGGAACTTGTTTGATGAGTCCATACTGGTCGTCCTCGATCAGTTCCCACGAGGCGCGGGAGCCGAGCGCGTAGCTGAGGTGGACGTACCGGCGGGTTCCGCCCTGTACCAGGTCATCGTATATCACCTGGCTGGCTTCGGGCTTTTCGGGCATCGGCCCGGTCCCTGCCATGACCACTTCGTCCTCGTATGCCTGGGTGGAGTTCTCAATGTTGAAGATCGTCGAGTACTCCTCCTTCCGCATCTGGAGGTCCAAAAATTCCACGAACCAATGGTGGACGCCCGGTGCTAATGTCTGGGCGAATGTCCCGCGTACCATCATATCGTAACTCCTTTTGACTCAGCAATATATGGTCGAGGCTTGAACGGTCCTGCATGATTCAAGTCACGCATTTGCTGTCTAAGAGATTCACGTTCAGAAACTTGTTCGTCAGTCAGTCGATTACCCTGCCCGACCATCGTTGCTAAAAACTGAAGAGCCAAATCAATTTGAGATTGTTTCTTTACGACTCGACCATCCAATACTTCAATAATCGCCTTGCAATTACGGCCTGTCCAACCTACCTCATACACCTGACCATCTTGATTCTTACGCGGCTTCGGGTACATGTAGCTGGCACCGTATTTGATCTCAATGGCTTTGAGAAGTTCCTCATCAGCTTGGGTGATATTGATGCGAAGGTGCATTGCGTTCCTGCTCATTTGCAAGCAGACACAACCTTCGCCATCAAAGAACCCAGCGAGCCATTCAGGCGTTATTTTTGACTCATCAATCACTTTATGCTCCAGCGACAGTGACGGCAGCAGGAATAAAGGTAAACAAGACATTTGTTCCTGCGGCGGGTGTTTCACGTGGGTCCAGTCCCACAATCGTTACGACCGCATTTGTACTCGTTTTATTCTTGTCGATATACCAGTATTTCGAGTTCGAATCGATCGTCAGGCCATAGTTGAGGCCGATGTCGGTGATCGCGGGAGTGGCGGTGTTGCCGTTATTCCCGAAGACCGCGCTGAAAACCGTGTCACGGGTCGGGAGCCAGACGCCGATCCGGCCATCCGTGAAGGGCGCGCCCATCGGGATGTTGACCGCGCTCGCTTGATTTTGGACGCTGCCGAAAGTGATCGTGGAGCCAACCGATACGACTGGTTGATAAGGTAGGGGGGCCACGCCGAGGGCGCCGTAATTGTGGAACGCCTCGTAAGTGATACCGCTGATAAAGGTGCCGGAGTTGGTCGCGGCGGTTCCAGCCCACGCCTGCCATCCACCATCGCCCGATGCGATCTGAGTGGGGGTGCCGTAGAGGGCTGTGATCGACGCCTCTTCGGTGTAGCGGTTGGCGTTGAACTGATTGCCAGAGATTGTCTGCACCGGCACGATTGGTTGAGCTGAAATCGACATTTTGTGTTACCTCTCTTTTTGACGTTCTTGCATAACGGCGCGGGTTTTTTCGACGCGCCCTGATTCGATGGAATCGTTGATAATTGCGTCCGGGTTGTCCGGGATGAAGTGCTGGAGCTTGCTGCGATCGAAGGGTTCGTTATTGACCGAAGCGCGCGTGGCCTTCTCGTCGCTCATGACATCGGTTGAGCCGCCCTTTTGGAAGACTCCTCGCATGTTGCCGAGCATGTTGGCGCGTTGCATGTTTGACTTGACATGAGCGGCCCACTTCGGAAAGGGCAGCTTCATCAGGATCAGGTCGCCGGCGCGGATTTCGCCTTTGTCGCAGACCGCATCCCCGACCAGGATTTCGACATCATCCGAGGTGGCGTTGGTGAAGCCCATCGCTTTGCGGGACATGTAAACTTGCCCGCCGAGAGCTTGAGCGGCTACCCAGCGATAATAATATTCAGTGTTCTTGACATGGATGCTGCAAACTTCGGGAGAGTTCAGGGGCCGGGCTACGATCGACTTGTCGAACAGGATCGCCGCCTCGGGGGAGAGCTTGCGGACGCGCGTTTGCGTATCCACGACAATGTTATCATTAACATTGCCAGCATTGATATTCGCGCTAATGTCCCGTGATGTTTGATTCGTTAAAGCCATCTCGTTATCCTTGAGATCGCTTCAACCCGGTGAGTTTGTCTCTGGGGAGGAAGGGTGCGGAATGTCTACTTGCAAAATCTAACACACTTTTTAAGGGGGATGCAAATTTATTCTGTGACCGTCGATTCGGCGCCCGGCAGCAATGTTTCGTTCCGCCTGATCAACACCACCTTGCCGGCTTTGAAAGAGAGGGTGATCTCCCCGTAGAATCCATTAAACACCGCTTCGTAGAGGATTTTATCGACGTGGGCGAGGAGGGCGGATTCGAGGGAAGGGCGGCAGTAGGCGATGTCGGCCATCATGCCCTCCCCATCGGCTTCGTGCGCTTGATCGAAGAGGTACGTTGAATTGGTGATATCGAACCTCCAGGCTTTGCGTTTGATGTGGAGACGTTGTTCGCACCGCCCTCGCCGTAGCCACGTTCGAGGTTACGGTCGGTGAATGTCTTCGGCTTGGAGGGCATCGGTTCGATCGTCATGGATGTCATTGGCTTTTTATTGGGCATTAGTTGCCATCCTTATCCCACTCAGCCATGGCCGCCGAGCCTTTGCGAATCATGTTGGAGTTTTTACCGTGGGCCATCATCTTGTTCGGGACGACTGTCTCGCCCTTATGGAGTTTATAAGCTCCGGTCTTCATTACCTTGCCACCCTTTTTGAAGGAGCCGAGGATTTCCTGAGTTTGTTGCTTCTTCGCTACTCCGGCAGTCTCCTCGGCGGTGCCTTGGTAATCCTTGTCCATCTTCGCGGAACCCTTGATATAGTCCTTGGCTTCGTCGTGGGACATCTTGGCAGCCTGCTTGCCACGGACTCCGGTGAGGTTGGCGCGATCTTGTTCGGTTGCCATGTTGACTCCTAGCTTACAAATTCAAGTTTCGAAACAGTTTTTTTCATTGCATCCATCGGTATGCCGAGACGCTGCGCGAGTTTCACCTGCTTGGCTGTCAAGCCTTCCGTTTCGGCAGCACGCGAACCAGCAGCGCTCTCTCCTCCGTTTGCACCTTCGAGGAAGAATGTTTTCTTGGCACCATCAAACTTAACTCCGCCCGCCCTCGCCGCCTCGCCCATGAACATGTTGACGACGTTGCGGATGTATTGCTCATCGCCCCGGAGCTTGAGGACTCCGCCATTCCCGTCCGGCTGGACGAGAGGAGAGGTGCTAAGTTTGTCATTGATCCGCTTCTCGTTCTCGCGCCAGAAATCTCCAAAACCGGCTTCGACATATTCGGCCTTGACTTGGTCGCGGTTGTAGCGCGCCTCTAGCTCAAGCTGGGATTGGAGAATCGGAGTCATGCGTTGGTTGAAGGCAGCATCTTCGTCGTCCAGCACGCTCACACGCTCTTGCGAGACGGTGCGGACGGGTGGTTTGGGAGTGCGAATTTCGTCAATATCCTGTTGTATTTTGTCGAACTTTGCGCTGAACGGTTGAAGCGATTCGCTGATTATCTCGGCGATCGATTTCGTCGACGTCGTGTCGGGGGTCTTCTCGGGATTCGTCGGTTCGTTTGCCATCTGCGGTTCCTCCGCTTTCTGCTTGAAGGGCCAAGCCATACGTGTCTACCTCCTCGGGTACGGCTAATAGTGTCCTGTACCCGCTGATTAAGGAGCGTAACTGATAGACCACATCAGTGTCAATTTTCTTTCGCTCAAGCGTCTCATACTTGAGGTCCGCCTCCGCCAGTTCCAACAGGCGGCGGAGTCCCGCCTCCCACGCCCGCCACGCCGGGAGCAGGAACATTTGCTGGACCTCGACCGGGGGTAGCCGCAGCAGTTGATTGAATGGATGAAGGGGAGGGGGCCATTTGCCCTCCCGGAGGAGACGGCGGATTTTTTCCACCTTGACCTTCTGAGAAGTCTGGGAGTTTTGGCTCGGGGACGTATTGTTCTGGTTGGTCATATTGGAAATCCTTCATCACCCGTTTGATAAATCGGTCTAATGATCGGACGGTCTTGACCATGTAGTCTTTGACTTCGGGTTGGATCATTGGCGAGGACATGGCTTGCATGAGCTGGCCAACGGCGGTGTAGTGGCGTTGGAGCAATCCCGCCAAGAGCATGTCAGATTGCTTATCCATCTCCCGATTGAGCGAGGCGGTGCTGGCGCGGATCGGGATGGCGAGACGATTCTTGTCGAACTCCTTCAGCGCGGACTTGAGGATATCCGCGTCGAGGCCGAACATTTTGGCGCGGTCGCCGACTCCGTACTTGGCGTACATCGCCGTGAGCAACGAGCCGAGCTTGACATGAGCGTGGCGGAAGTCCGATGCGTCGAGGTTGACCCGGCTGTTGGACTCTTGCATCGTGGCGAGGGTGCCGGCGCTCGAATACGATCCCGTCTTTTTCTGTGGCCCCCCGCCCCCGCTGCCAGCTATCGCCGGGCTGATGCCCGCCCGCGACTGTGCGTGAGCTAGAGTGACATTCTCGTTCTCGAACGATGAGGGGTATACGTCCGCGATCTGGATCGCCTCGATGTCATCCTTCTCACCCACGAGGAGAGCCATCGGATATAGTTCGACATTAGCGTCAAGGTTTCGAGCGCGCGGACTAACACGTAGAGCGCGAGTGTTCGCTGCGGTCGCGTTGTCGAGGCGTTGATTGTGGACCGTTGAGAGTTCTTCTTGATATCGTTCCAACAACTCTGCAACACCATGCCCGTACATCCCGTCCGTTCGATACCCCATCCTTGCCCGCAGAATGGGCAGTTCATTCTGAGGGAGGAAGTTGAATACCCTCCGCAAGACCGTCTTGGTGCGCTTGTGGTAGGAGTCAATGATACGAAACTTTCGTTTGTTGTGCCACCACGAATAGTAGCACTCGGCGATGTCCCATTGGGCATTGGCATCGTAGTTACCCCGTTCTACGATTCCTTGGTCTTGGAGTTCTGATTTCTCCTGAGGCTTCGGGCCGTTTCGGTCGGGGGAGTCGAGGATGGCATCGACGGCGGCTTTGCTGTAGGCTCCAGTGAAGGCTCGTTCTTCAAGCGCTTTCCGGCGCAGCGTACGCACTTGAAATACAAACTCCGCTTCCCCCGGTGTAGACGCATCAGGCGTAAGGAAAACGTCTTCATGCCGCAGCTTATGCACCCGAGGCCCTGAATAGATAGTTGTTTCATCACCTTGGATCACCTTCGATCTTGCCGAGGTGTAGCCGACGTTTGTTGTTTCGATCTTATGCTCATACCCTAGCTTGAGGAAACTCGTCCCAAGCCGAATCATATCCGTACACCACAGCCCCTCGATGCGGTAGAGGTCGAGTTCAGAGGGTTCGAATCCCATGATGTCTAGGAAGTCTTCGAGCGTCCGGCGTTCCTTCGAGGCGTGTTCAAAGTTCAGGGTGTCGGCGGGGTCGAACTTTCGGTAGTCTTGGAAGGGCCACAACGGATGAGTTGCATATGCCAGCCCTAGTATTCTGGCCGCGAGGGTGTCGGTTGTCTCGCCGATAACCTGGACGATGGTGTTGGCAGCATTCGGCCACGGGAAGGACTTCGTTTCCTCGCCAGGGATGCCAAGATAGAGTTTGCGCCACTGGGGAATCTTGTTTTTATGGAGGTCAGAATGAGATTGGGTTAAGAACTCAATCTGACCGTCCACAAATAACGTCATCTCGGCGTCGGTGTCCTTGCCGAGATTACAATCGACGAGTTGGAAGTCTTCTGCCATAAGGTGCGATCCGGCTCAATTAGTTAATTGTTACTGTGACCGCACCCGGTTGGTTTGGGATTGTCACAACTTGATCGTAGATGTTGAAGCTGGTGGCTGCGCTGCCCGTTGCCGCCGGGGTCCAACTGATCGTGGCGGTATGGGTGCCGGTTGCCGGAACGACCGCGCTGACGATTGCCGAGGCGACCGATTCGCCGGCTGCGTTGACGGCGGTGACTTCGAAGTTGACCGAGGTGCCATCGATGAGAGTCGGGGTGGTGAAACTATTCGTGCCGCCTGCCGCGACGGTTCCGATTTTTGTGAAGCCGGTTGTTGCCTGCGCCCAGAGTTTGAACGGGTTGCCGAGGGTGAGGTAGAAAATCAGCGATGCAAAGATTGTGATGGAGATGATTCTGGAGATTCTGGCTGTCATACGCACGCTCCACGAGTTTCGTTAGTCGAACGAGGTCCAGCTTAACATTTCCTGAGTGGGCAATCAATTCATCAAAATGAGTGCAGCAATAATGTTGACCGTCGAGTTCGTGGTCGCCATGAAGGGCGCAGACGATGCAGGGCATCAATACCCCGTCGCTCTCGATCGTTTGCCCATCCGGTTCTTGCGCTCCTCTTTCATCGCCGCGATTTCCTTGAACCGATAATTTGACCAGGTTTGGGGCGCGTACGAGAAGGCGTCCAGCACGTCCACCACCTGCCGCGCGCTATGCGAGTAGCGGGTGTATTCGGTGATAAAGGCGGATTGATCGCGGCGGATGAATACTTTCCCCTGCTCGAAGAGAGGGGAGAGCGCGTCGATCCGGGTCCACTTGCCATGCTTGCCCCGATCGGTCTTGAGTTCGCGGCACCTCAAGTTACGGTTCTCGATCTTGTTGCGATACTCCAGATGATACTTTAGGTATTTCTGGGCGGCGACGGTTTCGAGCCAGAACTCGGTCAGCTTCCACCGCTCACACATTGAGTAGATATGTTTGGTGAGGTCGTCGTAGGGCATGGATTGCGCCCAGATGTCGAGCAAGTATATCTGGTCCGTGTCGGGGTCGAGTCCAGTCACCACAATCGCATGGCGGGCGCGGCCCTCGCTCCCCGAATGATTCGGGTCAACCGTCATCGATCGGACGAGTCGGTTGACGGGGATGTCCGAGTAGGTGGTCCCCTTCACGACCTCATGTTCGAGCAGCATCCGGTTCGCTTCGATCTGCTTGATCTCCCCCTCCATCACGAGCTTCTGCATGAATGGCTCAGGTTTGGGTTTGTAGTAGCGGAGCCATTCGGGTTTGAACACTACATCCTCGGCGCTCAACGCCTCGTTGAGGTATTGGTGGCTGAAGAGGTATGCCCCTTGGCGGCGCCTGATTTTTTCTAGTCGGGCGATGTCGAACTCTTCGGGGAGAATCGGCTTACCAGGCTCGTGCATATCGCAACAACCGCCAAGGGCAGAGTGAGACTCCACCACAAATTCTGGCTCGTTCTCACGTATCCAGCCGTTAAGATCGGTGGGACTCCACCTGTTACCAACAACAAGTTCCGTATGATCCGGTCCATCGAACGCTCCCTCCAGAAGTTTGTGATATTCGATCGTGTCGGCCATGATGATCTCGCTGCGGAGTGCGTCCTTCCCCACGAGGTCATCTTCGATCATCCTATCGTAATGACGACTTTGTAACGCGCCCCCAACGCCGATGAAATCAAAAGTGCCTTCTCCATGAGGGCGGAACTTACTTCCTCCAATGCACTTACTGGAAGCGTTCCAAGTTGATTTCTCATTAGGGATGATTTCTGGGAATAAATCTCGAAACCGTCCGTTGTTATAGAAATGTTGGTCGATACGCATCCCGAGTTTTTCAGCATTGAGTGCCGCCTCCGATACGATTAGGATTCTGATTAACGGATTGTGTGCAAACTTCATCCACCTAATCCACTCATCCCCATATCCCAGCTCGCGCATCGCCGCCTCATCATTATCGGTGAAGGGCAAGGACCACCAGATCGGCAACGCCTCGGTCATCATTGTTGTCTTGAAGTGGTCGCGTGGCAACTCCAATAGATAGTTGAGGCGCTGGCGCTCCAGGTTTTCGCAAATCGGCTTATGGAGGTGTTCGGTCAACCTACCACGCTGTAGTACAAACTTTGCGAAGTAGTATAACGATCCCAGCGCATTGAGCTTGATGATGTGGGGATCGAGGCGGGGATTGCCGATGAGCTGGAGGATCTCCCACCGCTGGGTATTGATGGTCATTCGGCCTCATAGAGATTGCAGCACCCGCGATACTCGACATCTCCCTCGACCTTTTCGCAAGGGCCGTTGTACTGGCCGCCCCCGTAATATTCACATCGTCCACAATAGGTGGGAACGTCCGCCCCCTCGATATATCCCGCTGTCTCCTTCAACAGGAGCATCTTCGACCGACCCGCTCCGACCGACTGGCCGTGGACATAGAGCGCGCAGGTGCCTCGGGCAGCGCTGACGTTAGGAGGGGTGACGATCATGCACTCGCGCGATAGGGCGATGTAGTCGCGGCACTTCCCGCATCGGGTGCCAAGGTCGGGTCCGCCGACATCGAGCGGGCCGAAGTAGACAGCTTGGGATTTGGTAAGTTTGTCCATATTAGCGTCCGGTCGAGGCAAGAGTGACAAGAGTTCCGGCGGCATGGCCGAAATTGTTGATGGCGTTCGGTAGCCACCATTTCGAGTAGCGATGGCCAGGGATGCCCGCGAATGCGAGGGCGTCGTCTTCACGTTTGTAGCGGTAGCTGACGATGGCGTTAACCGCGAAGATGGGCATGGTAATGCCGTAATAAGTGGCTCGACCGGGATGATGGCCGAAGATTCCATTCGCTTCCACCGTTCCAGCCTTGGCGAGTGCGTAACGGGAGTTCTCCACGTCAGCAACGGTCAGGGCGAGGGAGAGAAGGGTGGAGGTCCAGTAGGCGCGGTCGGCGGTGCGGTGCGGGACAATAAGTGGCTCGTACCATGTTTGATCATGGTCGGTCAATTTGACGTTGACGATTGGGCCGGTGATGGTGGAAGCGAGCGGGACGAGTTTCGAATCCCGGCAGGTCCAGACGCGGTGATCGATGATCCGACGGGCGTCCGCGATGTTGTCGCATTCGGCGGGCCACTCTTGCTGATTTGGAGAAAGTTGAATAATATAAGGCGCCGTTACAGCCCTAATATCTGCATTCTGGTTCATCATCGATGATCCAGAAAGACACTCTAAAGTATTTAATTGTTCCTGAGTACAAATAAAATTCTGGTAAGGTAAGTCCGTTTTATCGGTCTGCGCCCGCGCGGGGAGCGCGATCAGTATCAGGGCCGAGATAAGCGCAATTTTCATCGCCACTCCTGTTGAATCTCTGCATACATACCTTCAAGTTTCAGATCACGTTCATGGAGTTCAACCTTACGATTCGTGCAATCCAAAGCGTCCCACTGTTCCACAGTTACTCGATTACAGTCGGATTGAAATTTAATTGAATCGGTAAAAAACTTCTCGGACTCTTTTTGAAAAACTTCGTGAGTATTCAAGTGGGGATTGAGAGGTTGAGCCAATTTAGGGACAACACAAATCGCATAGAATACTCCACATCCAAGGGCGAAGCTGATGGCTATAAAAAGTGCAATCAACTGTTTCATTGTCCTTGCCTCCCCGTGTAGACTCCGAACTTAAAGCATCCAATCCAGTATCCGAGCTTGGTCATTAGCCATTTCATATCCCCGTTGCCTCACGTTGCGACGATATCGCTCGCAGTTCGAGGTGTCCGCGCACTTTGGTCAGCACCTCGGTTTCGTGGAGAATGCGGAGGCATACCGGCTGGCCCGCCCGCTGGAGATCGATCGCAAAACCCGCGAAGTTTGAGAACAGCACTCCATCCCCGACCTTGTAAACTTTACACTGCTCTCCAGCCGACCGGACGATTCCGGTGGTCGGGCGCCTTTGCGACACCTCGGGGACGACGATGATCCCACCCTTCCCGTTACACTCAGGGCAAGTCTTGATCTTACCGCCCGCGACGGTCGAGGCCACCCGGCCCGATCCTCCGCACTCCTTACACTCGTACCCACTCTTGAACTGATCCTCCTCAATCACGAGGCGATCACCCGACGCGGCGAATCCCACCTCGCCGACTTCGAACCAAGTTGACTCAACAGGGGTAGGTATTACATTAGACACTCCGTTATTAAACATCAGTCCCCCCGTTGCTGTCGATGTCACTCTCGGGCTGCCCCACGTCGTCTCTGGACTGCTCATCCTCAACCTCCTCGGTCGATACGATTTCACCCATAATGTCATCTGCTGCCTGCTGCAACTGCTTCGGCCCATTCGCCATTCGCATCTGTTCCACCACCGCCCTCGCCGCCTCTAGCGTGTCATTCGAAAGGTTGACCTGGGCGTTTTGTGCGTTGACGGTGATATTCACCTGTTCTTTGCCCACGACTCCCGTCTCCTTCAGGAGCCACATCGCTACGTCCTTGTCGCCCTTATCCAGCCATTCCCTGACCACCTTGATTCCCGCCGGACTCATGCTGACCATTGCCTCGTTAAATCGCGCGACCCGTTCGGCCTTATGGACCCCGTTGAACAATGTCTTCCGCACGTTCTTCTCATTCGTGTGGCACTCTTTGGCCACCTCGGGGATGCTCAAGCCCCTCTCCCGAGCCTCGAAGATATCCTGCTGCATCTTCTCCTCGCGGTTCTTCATCTTCGCGCGGCTGCGCATAGTCGCCCGGCCCTTCGCGCGCTGCTCATCCGTAAACGATCCCATGTCAGTCCGAATCCTTCACAGGTAGAATAACCGCTTCGGCCAGATCATCACGCCAAATTGGATACACAATCTTCCTTCCATCTTCAGTTTGATCTTGCTTGGGGCGATTTTCGCTCATTAGTCCGCAGCCTCGGGTGCCTTCATCTCATCCACGCTTACCTTCTCCTCATACTCCAGCCCTCGTCGCTTCCGGGCGAGCTTGACCGCCAACTCCTCAGTCACCGCCGGGGCGATCGATAGCGCATACTCGGCATATTGGCTGAAGCTGATCCGTCGGAGGGCACACTTCTCCCTCAGCATCTCAACGATGGCGCGGTCGATGGAGAATGAAATGATAGTCTTCATGGTCAGAATGCGTCCAACGGGTCGAGCAGATGGTACATTATCAGCACTAATAGGGCTATGTCAAGTTTCCATGAAAAATTTATGTTCGGTGCTTTACATATGCATACCCGCTATACCCTCCTTTGCCACCCAGTCTCCTCGAAGCATAGGCCAGCGGGCCACCTGGAGCGGGCCGCGCAGCACCTAACCTCAACGTTATGTGCATGGTGAACATACTGGTTCTTATCAGACACTGTTACCTTATGTGACAATGTTAATAAGTTGTGGGATTGTGGGTGTGCTCACGGTTGCTCGTGATGTTTGTATTCATCCCCCAACATATATGATATTCCATATATAAGTATATGGTTTTTCATAGATCGAGCGTTGCGAGAATGGTGAGAGTGGTGGTGCTAGGAGTGTGTGTCTGGGGACACGGATGGGA